GTGCGTGGTCGGCGGCGCGGATGGCGGCGCGCACCCGTGGACCGATGAGACCGTCGAGGCTACGTCGCTTGGCGTCTCGTTCACGGCCCCGACCGAGACCTTCACCTACGAAGGCACGAACTACCCCCTCACGCCATCGACCTGGCATATCCAGCCGGTGGCAAAGATATCGGCGTTCGATGCCGATCACCCGCCCGTCCTCACCTATGCGCTCGTCGCGGCAGTTGCGCCGTCATGACGCGCGTCATCATCGCTGAGGGCTGCCGCGAGGTCGACTTCGGCGGCGTCCGCCACTACGCCCGCGGCGGCCAGAAGGGCTACCAGCAGGGCGGCTCGTTCGACATGTCCCCGGCCGCGGCCCGCCAGGCCGTGAAGATCGGCGGCGCTATCGCGTCCGAGGCCGGGACGACGAGCCGCGGCATCGGCTGGCGCTGCCCTGGCTGCGGGTTCGGGTCGTTCGTGCGCGCCTGCTCCCGGTGCGGGTCGGAGTGCGTGCGCGAATGAGCCCTGTCATCGTCCAGTACCCGGCTGCCGCGAAGCCGTATCCCGGGGAGGTGCCCGTGCCCGTCCACGAGGCAGGCGCCGGTGTCCCCGACCCCGGCTGGCGGCCCGGGCCGGAGCCGGACGGCCTGGTGAACCCGGTCACGCAGCCGGACCCGGAACGGGCCTGCACGGAACTCACCAAGGCCGGCCAGCCGTGCAAGGGCCGGCCCGGCGACGACGGCAAGTGCGCCGCCCACAAAGACACCTGAGAGGAGGTGACCGTTAGTTGACGATCCCCGTCCTGACCCCGCCGACGCAGGCTGAACTGGCGGTCCCCTACCTCACCCCCGCCGGGTTCGCCGCCTACCCCACCTGGCTCGACCTCGACAACCTCATCCCCGGCGGCGTCGCCGCACTCCAGACCGACGAGCTGGCCGAAGCGCTCCTCGCCGCGTCGTCGTGGGCCATCGGCGTGACCGAGAACATGCCCCTCCACGCCCACTGGGTGCAGAACGAGAACGTGCGCACCAGGGCCGGGAGCGGCGGCCGGGTGTTCATCCAGCCCCGCCACATCCCCGTCCGCGCGATCACGGCACTGTCGTGGGGCTGCGACCCGGAGAGCATGACCGCCGACGCGCTGCCGGATAACACGCTGTGGGTGGAGGACGGCCGCGAGGTGTCGTTCCGCCCGGGCGGCGGCCTGGGCCAGTTCACCGGCCCGGCGCTGGAGTTCGGGCCGAGGGTGCGCCCGTCGCTGCCGGTGTACGTCACCTGGTCGTATGTCGCGGGCTACCCGAACACCACCCTGTCGGCGGCCTGCCTCCCCGCCGCGGCGTCGGTGACCGTGGCCGACCCGGCCGGGATCCTGCCCGGCGACGTGCTGCGGATCTACGACGCGGGTGACACCTCCTCGACGGTCGGGGCGTCCGAGGCGCTGACCGTGGCCTCCGCCTACGCCCCGGCCACGCCCACGGTCCCGCCGACAGCGACGTCGATCCCGCTGGCCGCGCCGACCCAGTTCGGGCACGAGGCGACCATCGGCATCACCGGCTTCCCCCGCAAGATCATCCAGGCGGTGATCGCGTACACCGTGGCGCTGCTCATGCGCGACGACGAGTCGGCCGAGCGGCCAGCGACCGGGTTCGGGCCGGCCACCGGGGGCCGCGGGGAGTCCGCGCCGCACGCCCAGCCGGGCGCCCTGGTCGCCGAGGCCGAGCGGTGGCTGCGTAAATACGCCCCGGTGTACCGGTCATGAGCGGCGGCCAGGTGGTGAGCGTGACCCCGACCGCGGACCGGGCCCTGCTGCCGGATCTCAGCGGGTGTCAGCTCCCCGGCGCCAGGCAGGACCGCAGTGCGCCCGCTGATCAGGCGTGCGCGATGAGCAGTCTAAGCGTGGTGAGTGCCTGATGGCCGGCGACCGCCAGCTCGTCCGCGAGGCCGTCGCCGCCTACTTCGGCGGCACGCTCGTCACCGCCGACGCGGGCATCTGCTACCAGAACGGCCCGCTGGTCCCGGCGGGCCTGGGCACGGCGTACCCGTACAAGGTCAAGGGCGGCGCGCCCGACCAGTACTACACCGAGGGCATGGCCGCCGGCGTCGCGTGGGGCGCGGTGATGACCGTGACGCTCGGCCCGGTGCGGATCGCCCGCCGCCCCGACGGGTCGATGGGCGGCCCTGCGTCCGGCTGGCGGTCACGGCACTACACGACCCGGTGCTCCTTCGAGGCGCTGTCCCACCAGCCGCACCTGGAGACCGCCGAGCTGGCACTCGACAACCTCATCGACGCGTGGCTGAACCTGTTCTACCTCGACCGCACCCTCGGCACGACCAGCGCGGCGTACTCGGCTCAGGGCGGGCGGCTGATCATGCAGGCCGGCGAGGGCACGCAGGGCATCGACGTCGGCGAGCAAGGCGAGTGGATCGTCATCGAGCGCGGCAAGGCGGCCGGCGGGATCGCGGTCACCTTCGACTGCCTGACCATGGTGGCGGCGTGATGGCGCACGACAAGGCGGAGGCCTGACATGGGTTTGTACGAGTACCAGGGACCGGGCCCGCACGAAACGCCGCAGGGCGATGTCCTGCGGCCCGGCGACATCTGCGAGTTCGGCACCGAGCCGGACTGGGGACCGTGGCGGCTCCTCGAGGAGAACCCGGACGAGGGCGACCCGCCGAGGCTCGTCATCCTCCCGGCGGTCGTCATCACGCCAGACGGCCCGCAGAAGCCCGCGGCCGCCCAGCCACCCGCGCCGCCGCCCGCCAGCCCGCCAGCGGCCGCCGCGGCGCCCGCACCCAAGCAAGGGGAATGACCCGTGGTCGCGTTCTACCCGGCACAGGAACGGGAACTCTACATCGTCAAGGAATCCGTGCCCGGCACGGTCCCCGCCGCCGCGCCCGGCACCCCCGTCCCGTTCACGTCGCTGAAGCCGTCGAACAAGCCCATGTGGCTCGACGACGACAGCTTCCAGGGCTCCATGGGCGGCACCTACGGCGTCTACCAGGGACCGCTGATCGCCGGGTACGACATCGGCGGCAACGTGTTCGGCGACACCTTCGGCCACTTCCTGTACAACCTCCTCGGCGACCTGGTCTCCACGGGCACCACGGCCAGCCCGACCGCGACCACCAGCTCCCTGATCGCCGCCGGGGTCACCGCCCTGCCCGTCACCTCCGGCGGCGCGTCGTTCACCTCCGGCATGGCCGTCGAGCTCGTCGACACCGGCTCCCCGCCCGCGACGGAGATCGTGCTCGTCGGCACCGGCTCCACGGGCACCAGCATCGTGCTGACCACGCCCACCCGGTTCGCGCACGCCACGTCCATGGTCGTCAACAACACCACCGCCCCGTACACCCACACGTTCTCGCTCCTCAACGGCCTGGTGGGCGCGCCGTACGCCGGGCAGGCCGCGCAGCCGCCGACGCACACCATCACCGACCGGACCGGCATCCCCGCCACCGGCCTCGCCGACCAGTACGCCTACTCGTGCCTGTCCGAGATGGTGATCACCGGCAACGCCGAGAAGCTGCTGACCTGGACCGGGAAAGCGGTCTGCTACACCCGGACCGTCCCCGGCTCGGCCGTGGCCACCGTCAACACCTCGAATGTGCTGCCCTACCCGTCGTGGCGCTCCGCGGTCGGCGTCGGCGGCGTCGCCTCCTCCGGCACCCAGGTCAAGAACACCGCCGAGTGGGCGGTGACGATCCCCCGCGCGGTCAAGGCGTACAACACCAACCAGGGCGCGCAGCTCCCGTTCGCCATCGCCCGCGGCAAGCAGCAGGACGTGCCGTTCAAGCTCACATTCTCCCCCTCGATCGACGACTCGGCGCTGACGAACCTGCTGACCAACGTCCAGCCGCAACTCGAGGTCATCGCAGCCAACGGCCTGACCGGCGTCAACCTGGTGTCGCTGACGCTCGACATCGGGATCGGCGCGTACCTGACCGCCGACATCAACGACAGCTCCGAGCTGTTCGGCTACGACGTCACCGGCAAGGGAGTGCACACCGGCGCGAGTTTCACCTGCACCCCGTTCACCGGGCCGCTGACCGGCGCGTCCGGCGGCAAGTCCGCGATCAAGGCCACGCTCGTCTGCCCGACCCCGTACTTCTGAGGAGACCCCCGTGCGGCATGACCTGGAATCGGGGGCGTGGATCGAGATCACGCCCCTGCAAGACCTCAAAGGCAAGGACCGCGACCGGTTCGACAAGGTCATCCGGTTCGCCCTGCCCCTCACCGAAGCAGGCGACCTCGACGCCATCCGCACCGTCGCCGAACGGCTCGACATGCGCGAGGTCCGCCGCGACGCGGCCATGGCCTGCTTCATCACCGCCTGGTCGTTCGAGACCGCGCCCGGCGAGCCGCTGCCCGTGCCCGGCCTCGACGAGCTCGGCCGGATAGCCCGCCCGGAAGTGATCGGCGACTACCCCCTCGACGACGAGAACGCGATCGAGGAGATCCTCGCCCCCTACCTGGTGAAGCTGCGGCGGCCGGACCCAAAAGAGACGACTTCATCCAGCTCGAACGGGCGGTCAAGGGCCAGGGCCGGCTCCCTGAAGGCATAAGCCCGGAGGACTGGGAGGCCATCCAGGTGATGCTCCGCTTCCCGGCCGTCACGCCGGCCGTGCGCGCCGAGCTGCCGGTCGGGGTGGCGACCTGGCTGCTGCCCGCCGCGCTCGCCTACGAACACGCCAGGCGCTAGGAAAGGGGGCCGGGATGCCGATCACCGTCGTGGAGCTGCCCGGCTACCTGCACCGCATCGCCGGCAAGCTCAAGGCCGAAGCGCCGATCCGCGCCGCGCACGCCATGGGCGACGCCTACATCCGCGTCGTCGTCCAGTCCATGCACGGGCCGTCGCCGTCACCGCCAGGCACGCCTCCCGCCCGGGTCACCGGCACGCTCGCCAGGTCGATCCGCAAGTTCGGCGGCCACTCCGCCGGCGAGTACGCGTTCCAGATCTCGGTAGCCCCGCACACCGTCTACGCGCGGATCCAGCAGCTCGGCGGTCACATCTACCCCAAGCACACCCTGCGGGCGGGCCCGAGGGAAGCAGGGTCCGCCCAAAGTCCGCTGGCCTACGGCGAGCTGGGCTTCCTGCGGTGGACCTCCGGTGGCGAAACGCACTTCTCCCGCCACGTCTACCTGCCCAAGCGGCCCTACATGGTGATGTCTCCCGCCGCGCGGACTGACTGCCACAACGCGGCCAAGAACGCCGTCATCGGGATGCTCTGATGGCTGACGAGCTGGAGCCTGTTGAGCAGCAGTTCATAGCGAACCTCTCGGATTACATCGAGCCGATCGAAGAGGCGGCCGGTGACACCCAGGGCCTGGCCGACGCCGTCGGCGAGCTGGACGGCGCGCTCGACTCCCTCGACGGGACCGCTGAGGCGGCCGGGGAGTCGCTCGGCAGCCTGCGCGACAAGACCGCTGAGGCCGCCGAGGTCCTGACCGAGCTGGACGGCGCGGCGGATGCTACGGACGCTTCCCTCGACGGCATGGCCGCCTCCGCTGACGACGACGCTGTGTCCGTCGAGGCTCTCGCTGAGGCGTACGGCCGGTTCCGCGACGAGGTGTACGAAACCAACCCCGGCATCGACGACGCCACCGCGTCGCTGCTCGCCCAGGCCGCAGCCGCCGACGCGGCCGGGCTCGAGCTGGACGGCTTCGGCGCGGACCTGGAACGCACGAACTACGAATCCGGCGGCCTGTACGACTCTCTCGCCCAGATCAAGAACCTGCTCGGCGGCGCTGAGCTGGGCGAGTCGATAGCGGTCACCCGGACCGGGATGAACAGCTTCCTCATCGACACCGAGGAGGAAGCCACCGAGGCCGCCGCCGCTCTCGGCGGCATGCGGACCGGGTCTGACCTGCTCGACGATTCGATGATCAAGGCCAGGAACTCGACGGCTGACTTCTGGGAGGCCGTCAACGCGCTGAACCCGTCGATGGCTGACAGCGAGAACATCGCGAAGGACGCGAAGGTGGCGCTGCTCGGGATGGGCGCGTCCGAGGTGGAGGCCGCGGCGGGGGCGCAGGCCCTGGCCAGGGCGCAGCGGGACATGGACATGGCGGGCGGTGAGGGCGGCGGGTTTCTGTCTGCCATCGTGAGCTTTTTCGCCGGCGGCGGTGAGGGCGGCGGCGTGTCTGTCGGCGCGCTGCTCGGCAACATCGGCGCGCTGTCCGCCGGCCTGCTCGTCCTCGCGCCGGCCATCGCCGCCGTCATCACCGAGGTCGGCGCGTTCGTCGGCGGGCTGGTGGCAGCCGGGGCCGGGGTGGGCGCGTTCGCCGCCCTCGCCATCCCGTCCCTGTCGAAGATCGCCACCTCGTATGAGGGGATCTCCACCGCCCAGTCCGCCTACCGGGAAGCGGTCCAGCTCGAAGCCCGCGACCCGACCAAGGACAACCTCGAGGCCGAGGCGACCGCCGCGGCCAAGCTGAAGATCGCGTGGGCGGACGTGCCGTCCTACGTGCGGCCCGCGCTGAAGTCCATCGATGACCTGAAGACCGAGTACATGGGCATGGTGAAGGCGTTCGAGCCGGACGCGTTCAAGGTCTTCGACGACGGGCTGAAGATCGCCAGTGACCTGCTGCCGTCGCTGAAGCCGCTGGCGGGCGCGGCGGCGGGCGCGATCGGCGGGCTGCTGACCCAGCTCGACAAGGCCATCCAGCTCGTGCCGGGCGGCGTGAACCGGCTCGGTCACCTGTTCGGCGGGGTGAGCCCCGGCGCCGGGTCGGGCGGGTTCCAGCAGTTCGTGGAGTTCCTGTCGAAGATCTCCCCGGCGGTGATCACCGCCGTGGGCGAAGGCCTCGGCCGGGTCGGTACCGCGTTCGCGAAGGACATGGAGTCCTTTTCGAAAAAGGACTACATCAACGCGATCAACATCGCGTTCGGGCTGCTGGCCGGGACGCTGAACCGGGTCACCTACTTGGCGCACAACGTCATGAACATGTGGGACGACCTTTCCGCCGGGGCCAAGTCGGTGCGCAACTGGTTCGACACCGCCCGCCACGCGGTGGCCGAGTTCGGCTCGGCGGTCCAGTCGATCCTGAAGGAGGCGGGCACCGACGAGTCCAACTGGGTCAACGACGTCCGCCGGGATACCGACGACGCGGTCAGGCTGTGGGACCAGCTCGTCCATGACGTCGAGTCCGACTGGAACCAGATCAACTCTGACGTGTCGCACGCCGGGGCCGAGGTCCGCTCCACGGTGGTCTCGGTGGGCCACGAGATCGAGGCCGTCTGGGACGCGGCCTGGGCGCGGGTGGTGTCGTACACCCGCAGCCTCCCCGGCCGGATCCTGGGCGCGCTGGGCGACATCGGGTCGCTGCTCACCGGCGCCGGCCAGCATCTCGTCGAGGGCCTGATCAACGGGGTCCGCTCCGAGGTCGGGAACCTGATCGGGTCGGTCGAGTCCATGGCCAGCTCGGCGCTGTCCGCGGCCGAGCACGCCCTCGGACTCGGCTCGCCCAGCCGGATCACCCACCAGCACGGTATCTGGCTGATGCAGGGCTACGCGAACGGCATCACCGACGGCCGCGGCCTGGTCGAGAGCGCGCTCCGCTGGGCGCTCGGCGGCGTGCCCGCGGCGTTCCCCGGCGGCAGTGCCACGGCGGCACCCGTGCACATCACGGTCCCGATCACCCTGACCGGCGGCGCGAGCCTCGCCAGCCCGCAGCAGCTCCAGCAGCTCCAGCAGGTCGTCCAGGAAGCCATCCTCCGCTACACGCAGCTCAACCAGGGCTCCGGCCTGTTCCTGCCCGGGAGGCGCTCATGAGCCTGTCGTATGTCACCCTGACCGGCACGCTGCCCGGCGCGGGCGGCGCGGTCCTGACCGCCGCACTGTCCGGCTGGGTGGCCGACCCGACGGACGTCCTGCTCATCCCGCCCGTCCCGGACCCGGTCACCCTGGCCAACGCCACAGTCAACGGCGTGGCGTGCGGCACGTTCACCCTGCCCGGGCTGATGGCCAACGACAACGCTGACATCCCCGCCGGAACCTACTGGGTGCTCACCGTCAAGGGCATCTCCGGCGTCGCGCTCTGGCAGCAGGACGTGGTGCTGAACCACGCCGCCGGCGCCACGCAGGACATCTCCGCCCTCGCGGCCTACGTCCCCGCCACGCCGGTCACCGGCACGATGCCGCTGCCCGCCGGGACCGCGCAGCCCGGCCAGTTCCCCGTGGTGAACGAGGCCGCGACCGGTACTTCGTGGGCGTTCGCGCAGTCCTACCAGGCACTCACGCCACTGTCCGCGGCGCTGGGCAACCGCGCGTCGGCGCGCTGCAACGTCGTCTGCCTGGGCGACTCCATCACCGAGGGCCAGCACGCCACCAGCGAACCGAACCGGTGGCTGGCCTGCCTGCGCGTCGCGCTGCGCGCCCGGTTCCCGTTCGCCGGCCAGCCCGCCGGAGGACGCGGGTTCCTCGGCGTGGCCACCTCCGGCGAGTCCAGCTTCACCTGGCCGGCCGTGCTCGCCGGGTCACCCGCCAGCGGCGCCACCCTCGGCCCCAAGAGCGAGTTCGTCAACCTGTCCTCCGGCACCACGACAGTCACCTACTCGCTGACCGGCGACAGCGCGGACATCATGTGGTGCCAGGTCCCGTTCGGCGGCGTCTTCACCTGGCAGGTCGACTCCGGCACGGTCAATACCGTCTCCACGAACGGCGCGTCGGTCGCCGACGGGAAGATCACCCATGTCAGCCTGGGCACCGCCGGGGCGCACACCCTGAAGCTGGGATGGTCCTCGGGCGGCACCGCCTCCATGGACGGCGTCGTCGAGTATTACGGCGACTACGCGTCCGGCATCCAGGTCCACGACGCCGGCCACTTCGGCTGGCAGACCAGCAACTGGGTCACGGTACTGGCCACGGGCGTGCAGGGCCCGGCCGCCGCCATCGCGGCGCTGAACCCGGCCGCGATCATCATCACCCTCGGCACCAACGACCAGGACGTCAACGTCACCCCGGCCGCCTACGAGGCCAACCTGCAGCAGATCATCACCAGCCTGAAAGCCGCGCTCACCGCGCCCTACCCGGCGTTCATCCTGGCCATGCTCCCGCCCCGCACCGGCCAGTCCGGCTACGCCTACCCCTGGTCGCAGTACGTGACGCAGGCGTGGGCCATCGCCGCCGCGGACACCTCCGGGCCGGGCGGCACGAGCCTCGTCTCCGTCATGGACTTCACCCAGGGACCGCGGCTGCCCGGCGCGGACACCGACGTGTACGGCATCTGGCAGGCCGGCGACCTGGTCCACCCGTCCAACCTCGGCCACCAGGCCATCGGCGACATGCTCGCCGGGTACCTGGCATGCGCGTGAACGCGGGGCGTGAGATGGCGACGAACGTCACCGCGACGTTTGCGGAGCTGGCTCAGTGACCGTAACCGCCGCCCTCGCCGGGTCGTCCGCCACCTTCGGCTGGTCCGCCGACGGTGGCGCACTGCCCGCCACCCTGTCCCTCGCCGTCCCCGTCACCATGACCCCCGGCGACTGGCTGCTCGCCCTCGTCGCCTGGCGCCAGCCGCCCGCCTGGACGTTCGCCGTGTCCGGCACCCCCGTCACCGGCTCCTACTTCACCGTCTCCACCGCCCAGGCCAGCCAGATCCTGTCCGGCCAGCAGTTCACCGACACCAGCAACCCCGGCACCGTGTTCACCGTCACCACCCTGTCCGCGCCGTTCGCCGGGTTCATCAACGTCAGCTTCACGCCATCGGCGAAGACGGCCATGTCCAGCGGCGACACCGTCACCCAGGCCGGCACCACCGTCTCGGTCGCCGACGGCGGCAACTGGTGGGACCCGCTCGGCCAGCCGTCGGGCACATCCTCGGCCGCCGGGGCGATGCGGTGCGCCATCTGGGCCGCGCCCGCCGCCCGCACCCCGCCGCAGGGCACCGTCATGATCGCCCCCACCGGCTACTACACCGCGCTGGCCGCCCTCGTCTTCGACGTGTCCGGCCTGTCGCCGTGGTCGGTGCTGGAACTCCTCTCCAACGGCTACGCGAACGCCGCCACCACGCTCAGCCTGTCCCTGGCCGCCCCGGCGTCCCAGTCCATCGTGTTCGCGCTGTCCGGGTCCGACAACCTCGCCGACACCGTCTCCCTCGCCGCCGGGGGCTGGTCGTCGCTGTCCACGGTCACCGCACTCAACGGCATCGACCACACCGCCGACATCGAGGCCGCCGCCGCCTGGCAGGTCACCACCGGGGCCACCACCGCCGCCTGGTCGTCGACCGGGGCGCTGGACTTCGCCGGCGTGACGGCCGCGATTGCCGTCACCGGCAGCGCGCCGTCGCAGCCGAACACGATGTGGCCGTACGCCGTCACCGAGATCGCGCCCGGCGCCGGGATCGCCACCCCCCCGGATCAGCTCACCTGGGTACCCCTCACCAGCCGCGTCCTCGCCTCGGGTTTCACGCAGGGCCGCCAGTACACCCTCGGCCAGCTCCAGGCCGGCCAGGGCACCCTGACCCTCGACAACCCCGACCAGGCCCTGATCCCGCCCGGGTCCGGCGCCTTCGCGGGGATCGACTCGGGGACGCCGTTCCGCACCCGGTGCGCGTGGACGGGCGGCGCGTGGCAGGTCCAGTTCTCCGGCAACGGCTCGACGGCCAGCCCGCAGATCGACACGACCGCCATCTTCCCCGTCCGGCCCGGCCAGCAATGGTCAGCGTCCGCGTGGCTGGCCTGCTCGGCGCCGTACGCGCCCGGCGTCAGCGTGCTCCTGCTCTGGTTCACCTC